TGTGCTTTCATATTCTTCATATGTATTTCTTACTAGATATATATATATTCACGAATGTAGGTTTGTGTGTAAATAATAAAGCACTTTTTTTTACATAAACATATTAGGATCTTTATCAGAACACATAGAAATGTATTCTTCAAATATTTTAACATTTTTTATTAATAGTTCTGGTTCATAGATATATCTGATAAGGAATTTTTGTAAGATAGAGGTTGTGAATTTTTTATGTTTAATAACCTTATAAAGATTATCATTAATTTCTTCGTGTTCGGGAAATATTTTCTTAAAGATTTCGTGATATTGGTATTTAGAGCAGTGTGTGAAAGTAATAATATGATCCATTCTCATTGGACGTATAATAGCTTTATCTAATCTTTCAATATGATTAGTTGTGATTATTGTGATTAAATCTGTTTTAGAATATACTCCATCGAGAAAATTCAATATACAGCTAAATGAAACACGATTATCTTCTTTTTTATCTCTTTCGATATACAAGGCGTCAATATCTTCGAGAACAAAAATAGAATCTTTAGGAATACGATTTGTGGCACATATAAACGAATGATCACATAGTTCTTTATTATTGAAATCTATAGTCGCAATATCTTTATTTAATTTAGAAGCGATGGAATACATCAGAGATGATTTACCTGTTCCTGGTAACCCACTCAGGACAAGGTTTAGTTTATGATTAATACCTAACGAATTTAATCTTTTTTTAAGATCTTCATTATTATAATTATCAATACTTTTTTGTACTTCATCTTTTACTTCTTTATCTAGAATAACTGTATCAAGGTCTCGTTTATTGATTTTCTTGATATGTTCCCAATATCCTCCTGAATAAGACCATAGGAAAATTTTATCATCAGTTGATTTGATTAATTTATTTTCTCTATATTTGTCTTTAGCTTCTGTAATGAATTTTTTCATGAATGTGATTTTATCTTCGTCAGGTAAGTCATTATCTACTTCTAATATTATTTCAGAATAATAACCTGCTTCGTGTCTGGAATTAATAAAAAAAGGTTTACCTAATTCTTTGATAGAACCGTATATTTTTTCACCGCTATAAAAAAAGTGGAATTCATCGTCATTACTTATAAAATCAAAATGTTCATTATCACATTCGTCGTGATAAGATGAATTAGGAACAAACATATGGTTTCTAACATTATTTTTACATTTACCAACGAACCATAAAACAGATGTATGGGTTCTGAAATCTGTAGTTGATACGGTGAATCTCATATTTAATAATATCATCAAAATATATTTAAATATGTTATAATAGATTTAAATAAATATAGTAGTTAAATATGCCAAGTGAAATAATTTCAGGTTTATGGATAGGTGAGATAGACGACTTAAAAAATCCGACTTTTTTCACAGATATGGATATAAATATAATAATAAATTTAACAGATTGTAATTTTAAAATAAGTAAGAAAGTATCATATATAAATTTACCGATACCAAGTTATAATATTTATTCGATGGAAAATATGATAAATAAATTAGTTGAAAATATTCATAATAATATAAAAGATGGATTGAATAATATTTTTATATATTGTATGAATGGATTAACGATATCACCATTGATAGTTGGGATATATATGATAAGATATGGTTCAGTAACAAAATATGATGTTCCTGTGATTCTTAAAAGTAAGAATAATGAAATATTATTAAATATAGATGATTATCCTAATTTATTGTGTTAAATTATGATAAAAATTAAATATGTAAATATAATATATGGCTACTTTACAATTGATCAATACGGGGGCTCAAGATATGTATTTAACAGGTAATCCTCAAATAACATATTTCAAAGTTGTATATAGAAGACATACTAATTTCTCGATGGAAGATATAGTAATAAATACAATAGCGACTCCAACACTAGGCCGAGCAGTTGATGTAGAAATACCAAAATTTGGGGATTTATTTCATAAAATGACATTAATATATAAAGCTCAAAGAGCGTATTCAGGTAATGGATTAGGTAATCCTACTACAGCTTTGATAGATTATGTAGCGTTAAACATGAATGGTCACGAAATAGATAGACAATATGGTCATTGGATGGAGACCTGGTATGAATTAACTAAACCAAATCCAAACGGAACAATATCAAATATTACACAAATAGATGATTGTTCAATATCACATTTATCATCAGCATTAGATATAGCAGTAGCTAATAGTATTAAGTATAGCACAAATAAGGACTCCAGTAAGGTCGGATCATCGGCTTCGTTTACTTATTTTGACCATAGATTAACAAAATTGACAAGTATTATGGGTTCTGGTATAGGGTATCCACCAACAAAATTTCAAAGAGTATCAAGGTGTGGAGGCACCTATTGTGAACCATCATATTTACAAAACTATGGGGATGATTTTGTAACTACAGTAAATACTCAATTAAATTCTGATAATGCTTCACTGGCTTCCGAAAATTCACAAACAGCTTTTAGTTCTGCCGGGCATAATATTGTAAAGCTTAGTGATAAAAATTCATCTTATACACAATCAATATTAGGTTTATGTATGTTAGAGATACCTTTTTGGTTTTCAAAAGATCCTGGGCTATCAATCCCTTTAATAGCTCTACAAAATCCTAATATTTATATGAAAATAATGTTTGCAGCACCAGGTGATGGGGATTTCGACCAAACACTGATAGCTACCTCGGCCTCCGGTATATCACATAATGGAACAGTATCAGGTACCGTCTCAGAATCCATATCAGCAGAGAATAATTGCCAAAATGTTTTTACAGATTTAAACCCTCTAATTGATAATACTGCGAACCCAAAAATGAATTTTGATATAGATGTAAATGCTCTTTATATTTATTTAGATACAGATGAAAGAAGAAGGTTTGCCTCCGTATCACATGAATATTTGATAGAACAGGTTCAGTTTATACTTGGGGATACAGCGAATGAAATAGAAATTTCATCATTTTCACATCCTGTTAAAGAATTAATATGGACTGGCGCACCTTTTAAACAAACAGACATAGTGAATTATAAATCAGATAACAACTCCGATACGATCGCATTGAATAATGGTAAGAAGGCTCATAAATCAGGCGTAAGATTTCAACCATCGCTATCGGACAACGAAACTATAAATAACGGTTTATCTAAGGCATTTGGTCCTAAGACGTCTCCAGGGGCTGATATGGACGATTCATTTGTGGCGGATGGTAAGTTTGTAGTGGGTTTATTAGGACCAAGTACACCAAGTTGTTTGGATAACTGTAATTGGTCAATTTCATTAAATGGTATAGAAAGGTCAACACCTCAACCTCTACAACAATTTACACGATATAATGTAGAACGTTATCATTCAGGGTATGGATCGGTTTCATGTCCAGATTCGATAGCTGTTTATTCGTTTGCTTTAAAACCAGAGGAGCATCAACCAAGTGGAACTTGTAATTTTTCAAAAATAGATAGTGTAAAACTAAAGAGAGATACTTCTCTAGAATTAGTTAAATTACATATTTACTGTGTAAATTATAATATATTGAGATTTATGGGTGGTCAAGTTTCATTAGCGTATAATTTATAATATTTAAATAATACATATATTAACATGAGTTCTCTTAATTTCAATTTAAATAAAATAATAGGACCAGAAGACCTATTATATATCGGAAATCCTCAAATAAGTTATTTTTCCTCTGTATTTAGAAGACATAGTCAATTTACACAATATTCAATATCCAAAAGTTTAGACAGCCTCACAAAACAATTAAAAATGCCATCACACGAATATCACTTATTAAAAAGTGTTACATTACATACAAAATATGCGGGGAACGGTAGCGACAAGATTCTATCCAATATAGGTACAAACATATTGACAAATATTGAATATAGTTTTGGTGGTGGCACAAAACCTATAGAAAAAATATCTGGTAGTTATATTGAAAAATATAACCAATTACATACACCATTAAATTTATATTCAATATATACACTAACTAATGATAACACCATAGAAGTCTTGTCAGGAAATAAATTAAATACCTTATCGTATTCGGGTGGTGTATTTAATCATGATAATATTATATCAGGATCACAAACTGGAACGATCGATATTAAATTACCTATACCGTTTTCTTTTTCACAAAATATAGGACATGCTTTACCTTATTTCTTATTTAATGATGGTAATCAGTTAATTTTCACTATAGATTACGATGAAACGGTTAATAACGTAAACCCGCTTTATGAAGGTTTAATATTAGATTGTATAAAATTAGGTGAAGAAGAAAAAAGACGTTTTGAAAGGTCATCTAATGACTATATTTATACAATTATTAAAGAATATACAATAAGAAATGGTGAAATAGAGATAGATAGATTTAAAAATATAAAATCAATTATTTGGGATAGTTCAGTTAAAAAAGATGCTATTAGTATTTCAGTAAATAATATAAAATTAGTTGAAGATTTAGAAAGTGTTTTTTTTACAAGAGTATTCCCTAAAAAGGCAGGGCTACCCGGATGTGGACGTGATTTTAATGGTAGTAATATATTTAATGATGACAGTATATCCTATTATACTTTTGGTTTAAATGAAGGATTAAGTGGTGAAGATAATTCTCCAAATGGGAACATAAATTCTTCAGCAAATCAAATTAAAATAGTGGGATTAGATGGACACTCTGTATTTTTATTATGTTATTGTATTATTAAATTTAATAAAGAAAAGAGTGGTCCTGTGATATTAGGTGGGAATATATATTCGTAATAAAAATGTAAATAAAATATATTAAATTATAAATGGAGTTGAATAGAAACGAATATGATATGGAGTTAACAGGTAATCCTCAAATAACATACTTTAAGAATGTATACCGTAGACATACTTTTTTTATGAAACGGTTAGTAGTCGCCTTAACGGATTCAAATGAGTTGAACAAACCTATACAAAATTTAACGCACAAATTACAATCTGGTTCTATGGATTTAATATCTGATATATATATTAAACATCAATTTACTGGTTTGCAATCAACTGATGTAATATATGCGAATGTTGGTAATAACCTGATAAAAAATATTTCTATAAAGGTTGGTGGTAGAGATTTATACAGTATAGATGGTTTAGCAATGGAATTAATAGCTGAATTAGAAAACCCTTATATACCTATAATAAAAGATAATCATATCTGTCCACCTGAATTAACATTAAATAGTTCTTTGACAGTAAATAATGGTAATAATTATAATATGATGTGTTTTGCTGGTGGTGTTAGTGGTTCCAATATATCGGTATCGTGTAGTTCAGGAGTTTTTTTTACAAGACCAGATTTTGATTTTTGTAAATCATATGATAAATCTTTTCCTATATGTGCCCTAAACAATACTGAGGTGAGTTTTGTAGCCACATATAATAAGGTCAGTCAGATAGGATCTTTTAAAGAACCCGCCACACTAAAAAGGTCATTAATAATAGAAACTATAATATTGGGAAACGAAGAAAAAAGAAGAATAGTAAACAATACAGACAATTATATTTTTTTCAAGGTCCAAAATGTTAGCGCCAATAGCGATTTATCAAATAGGGGACTACCTATAAGGTCTATATTCTTTGCTGGCCCTATTAACACCGTTTCTGGTAGTTGGTCTGCTAGTTTATCGATATCAACACCTGTAAAGATACAGGCATCTATTGGTATTACTATTGATGGACACCAAATGAATATCTCTAGTAATAATATCACTGATAATATAAAACAACTAACAAGAGAAAATATTTATAAGTATTATGGAAATGGTGGTTTTGGTGGCCGTGAATTATCGGGGGCTACAGCCTCTAAACCATTACTGGAAAAAAATTTAGGACAATATGATAGTATAGGTTTATATACACAATCATTAGACCCAAACAATAGTATTAATGGCTTTATACCAGGTAATTCAACAACAAGAATCACTATTGACTCCATTATAAATATTAGTGTATATATAGAGTCTATATGTAGATATAGAATAATCGGAGGCCAAATTGATGGTAATTTTGCTTAATCAATTAATATTTTTTTGAGATTTTCTTGTTAGTTAGTTGTAACCGTATCCCGGTTATCTAAAAATGTTCTTTTATATTTATCCCATTTTTTTTTTGTCGTGAAATCACCTTCACTTTTTTTAGTAATATACTTTATATTACAACGGTTTTCTTCTTCATTCCAATCACCTATTTGATTAATAACGTTACCATTCAAGTCTGTTTCCGACTCACATCGTTCTTTAGTTAAACCAGATAAATCATGAGATCTATTTATATCAGATTTTTCAAGGTCATAGTCGTATTTACTTAGTTTTTTTGAATTAAGATATAAACTATTATAGTTTCCAGGATCATTTAATATGTATTGTGGATTAACTAATTCATTAAATTCTTTATCATATTGTACAAGAGGTAATGAAAAGAAAATATCGTCATAAACATCACGAGGAACAATGTTATATATAATCTGTTTATCTATATCGGGTCTATATTGATTGATAAAACCAACTGTGAATAGGAAAATACCGATTAATAAAATTATTATTTTTAAATCTATCATATATAATAATATGTTATTTTAATTTAGTTATTATATAATCCACGAATGAATATAAATAAACCCATAAAAAATAATATTAGTTTATAATTCATATATATATCATAGATAAAATAATTAATCATGATCTAATTGTAAGGCATCTAAATCATCGTCATCTTCGTCTCCTTCCGCAACGAAATTAGTTTCATCATAATATCCTTCTTGATCATTACTATCGTCTTCTACAGTTAAAATAGCAACTTGAGTATCAACTATATCAGTATAATCATACATTTCTTTTTGCATAGCTACTCTTTCGTCAACTGTTTTTTGTTCATATTCTTTACCCATTCTGAAATCGTAATTTTCTTTTTCAGATTCTTTATACATAAGTCCTTCCCCGATTTTCTGTTTAACAGAAAATAATCTTCTTTTATCGTCAGACATATTATCTAATTTATCTAATGTATGTTGTTTTTCACGTGCATTATGTTCATCTAATTTATTTTGATATGTTTTATTATCAATATATATCCAATTAATATCATATAATTTATCATAAGTATTAATTAATATATCTAATAAAAATCTTGATAATATTATAACATTATTTTCAATAGTTATTTCAGTATTATCATTTTTATCACACATTTTAGA